TGATTGCTATCAATAGTAATGAAATAAGCATAAGTTCCTTGCGGAAATTCTGGGGTGGTGCAAAATCTTCCATTGTTTTCATCTAGTGTGCCACTTTTGTGGGTATAGGTGTAATCATTGACAAAAGTTCCGATAGGATAGGTTGTCAAGTCAGGTCCTTCAGAGCGATTACCATTAATAGAATAACTAGATGTCATTCTAATAATAGATGACGTAGAATCTAAAGGATCTTGATAACCAAACGCACCATATATTGGGTTACCATCATAAGCAAAACCAATAATAGGTGAGTGTGATTTAGATGCTGGTTCTGTTCCAGCACTGTTTAGGTTATCACTGAGAGAAACACGAAGTGCTTTCGGGTTTGCAGCATAACCATAACCATACTCTAATACGTTATTGTAGTTATCAAATACATAACCATTTTCTGTATCTAGTTTAGACTCTATTTTTTTATATCTATTGTAATTCCATTCTTTAAGAAGAGGTATACCAGTTGCTCCACTACCTACTGGAACTACGTCAACTATTACAGTATTTTGATTATAGAAATTACCTTCTGCAATCTTATTAAATCCAGTAATCTGTCCATCAGTATTAACAACTGATTCAAATTCAGCAAATCTACCTCTACCAGCATTATCTCTAATTACAATTTGTGGAGGAGAAGAATAAAACTCACCAGCATTATCAAGTATTAAACTTGTTACCTTACCACCAGTTACTACAGCACGAACAGCAGCGTTTCTACCAGATGTAATTAATATATCTGGAGTTCTAGGAAATATATCAGCAGTATCTACAGTTATACTTTCTACAACTTGTCCTGCTAATATTGCTCTTGCTTTATTAGGTACTTGATCAATCAATACAAATGGTGGTCTTTCGTATCCAGTTCCACGAAGATCAACCTTAATTTGTTCTAACTTACCATATCTGATACTTTCTGGATCTTTGTAACCATAGAAAGGTACACCATTTAATCCAATACCAATATCTCTTTTAGGTGTAGGATATGTTTCTGTAGTTCTAGTTGCTTGCTTTCTAATAATACGAAGAAGTTTCTGATCCAATACTGTTTGTGTCACAGTAGAACCATCTAAAATTTTATGTGATGGGAAACTAGAACTAGCAATGTAATAATACTGATCATCTGCAAGTATAGCAGATACATTTGTTGGTACTTGATCTAATGATGTAGCAACAGAAGATAAAGTAGGAACATTAACTGATGCACCAGTTCCCAATATCCATCTAGTCTGGTTTGTACCTACGTTTACAATCTTAGAATCAGAAGTCTCAAAACCAGGATTAGATACCTGTATCTTATCTCCTACAAAAGAGTATGGTTGTGAATCTGATGGTTGTAAGTTATAAACGATACCCATTGTCAACAACGTGACACCAGATCCTGCTATTGTAACTGGTTTATATACTGGTGTGCCAACGTCATGTTGTACAGCAGTCTGTGCTAATCTATTATCAATAATAAATTGACCTACAGTCTTATCACTAAATGTAATTGTCTCATTACCAATCAATACTGACCCTGTATTATCCCAACCAGTAGTAGAGAATACATCAATCCTATCTCCTTTAGACTTAGTGCCTGTTAATACTTTCTCAAGTTGAGTCTTAGTTGAGACACCAAATACACCATTAACTGTCTCTGGTGCTAAAACTATATTATAGATTATCTCATCATCTCTAGTTCCATCTGCATATACATTATCTACAACAGCATCTGCATAGTCATACTCTTCTGTATCAGATTGAACTATTTTCTTTCCTACTAAACTTTTTACATCACCAGATATAACTTTACACTTAAGTGCATATACATTTATCCAATCTGCATTAGATGCTTTGTATGTAAAATCTCTTGGTTTGTATATCTCAGGTTGTACAATTTTTCTTGGTCTTGTATTAGCAACCAACTCCATATAACCTTCATCACCATCAAGACCTGACATATAGCGATGATAAGCACAGTAATAGTAAATTTTGTTAGACTCATCAACATTCATCATGAATTCTGGTTGGAATTCATTATCGTAGTTTGTCTTAACACCAAGAACAGGTTTGCTATTGTAATATAACTGACCACCAAGTAATGTACCTTCTCTAGTGGTACTAAACTTCATAGGATGACCATCTGGATGGATAGGCATCGGTAAGTTAGAAGGATCAGATTGATTCCATATAATTTGCCAGTTTTGAAATATTATAATTCCTTCTGGTGCAAGATAGTATTTGCCATATTCAAAGTTTCCAAATAACTGTGGCAACTTACCAAAGTTAATGTAGAAAATACCATTAGGAAATGTGTATACTGTACTAGCAGTAAATGTAGATCCTGTAGTACCAGTAACACTATCTCCTAAAGAAAAAGTACTAGATACTTGTCTTAAATATACTCTTGTAATTACATTCTGATCATTTCTAACAATCTTAGCAATCTCACCACTAGCAGTAGTAGTCTTGATTATATCACCAACTAAGAATTGACCATTTGGACTTGTAACATCTATAGCAATATTGTCAAACTCAGATTTTATAAACCATTCAAACTGTGCTAAATTAGTACGATCAAGAGGATCAAAGTCCTTATCAATAATACTATTAAAAACAAACTTAACAGAACTATCAGTTCCTTTTGCTTTATAGAAATTCTGTATGTTTTTTATTAAGGTTCTTTTATCAACACTTCCTCTAAGATATTTCTCAGGAAATGAACCTAGATATTGTTTCTCAAAATTCTTAACTAATGCATAGAGAAAAAGATTACTAATATTATAAACTGTTTGACCAGAAGCATGAGCAGCTGCAGTTGTAGTCTCAAATTGAGTCTCATGATACAAATCACCAAGTTTTGTATTACCACTAACACCTCTTGTACAACCTTGTAGTGTAGTATCAGTTCTAGTTGCGTAAAATATTATCTCATCATCTATTCTGACGTATCCGTCTGCTTTTGGAAAACTCGTCGCATCTTGTAATACAATTGTGTCGCTAGAATTAGTGATACTAACGTCCAAAGTATTAAACTGTCTAAGTATGTTCTTTTCATAATAATCAATATCTGCATATTTCTGAAGATTGTTAATAACATCTAAAGTACCACCTTGTACCTCCTGTGCTTCATAGTACTTTGTTACAAACTTGGAAAAAAGTTCATATTCTGTACTAATAAACTCAGGAAGTTGAGTTTCTATTAGAGTTGATATCCTCTTGGTTTTTACAGATGGCATTTCTTACTCTTTATATGCAGTGAATGATGAATTAGGAACATCAACGTCAAGGTATACCTCACGCATTGCCTTGATGTCATTTGATAGAGGTCTTACTCTTAGTGAAATACGATTATCAAAGAAACTACCTTTAATAATTGTAAGGGCATACATTTTTAATTCACCTTTTACATAATCTATGTCACCAATATCGCTGTCAAGGACAACCTTCTCACCAGTTACGCTATCTAATCTATATAGAACAATTTTCTTATCTTTATCTTCAACATAGACATCAAAATTAGGATACTCGGTTACCCTAAAACCAGTAGATGACAATACAGGATCATCACAGTCCTCATCAAAGGCATTTTGGAAACATACCTCGTAATAGAATGTAGAATTTAACTGAGGATAGAAGTCTTTTCTCATAGTGATACTAGTGAGATTAGAGTTGATACTAACATCAGCATCATCTATCACACCTACCATCTTACTATACCTAAACTTACCATTAAACTTCTCAGTATCACTTGTATCAAGATAAGACTGTACTCCACCAATAACTTTATCTCTAATATTAGCAGGAGTCTGATCTGTCATACCACTGTTATAATAGATTTTACTAGTTATTTCAACAAATAGAATAGAAGGATCTACTATTTTTGGTTCTATAGATGCAACAACATACTTTTTAAGATCAGCAATGATCTGTGATTTAGTTAATGATGTAAGATAACTTGCGTCAGTTGGTTTTAATGAAATGAATACCTTACCATATTCTGGTGGATCTTGATCTTCTCCACCAAATATAATAATATCGCTTGTTGCTGGATATACTTGTCTTACAATTGCTTCATAGTCATTAGCAGTCACTGCACGGTCTTGTGTGCCATATGCCTTAGGAGCAGTATATTTTATCTTTTGTGTGGTTTCTATCTCCTCACCACCCGACGCAGGGGTAGTAGAAGTTATATTAGTTGTAAATGAATTAGGAGAAACACCATTTTCATTCTCTATTACACCAGAAAATACAAATGCTTTGACTCCATTGCTTGCAGGACCTGATGTTGTCAAATATGATACATCAATACGTGTAAGATTATCTAATTTTTTACCTAGAACACCATCACCCATCAATATTTCATATCTCTCATCTTCAATTTCATCTAAAAAGAATACTTTTGAGTTACCATCAACACCTAAAATGTTATCAGCAAGCAAATATGGTTCATTAAATGTACCACCGCCAGGATATACAGTAACTTTAATTGTATTAGTATCAATATCTGTGTTGTCTAATATAAATCTTTGACTCTTAGATGCAGTGTTAACAATAAAAGTACTATTCAATACTGTTCCTTCTCTAATTGGTACATTAATAAAGGTTGCAACGTTATTAATTACCTGTGCTTTTACATCACTTAGAGTTACATAATTGTAAATTACATTATCATAGTTGGAAATAAAACCTGTTCCTTCTTTTAAATTTAATTCTTTATCAGTTGTTGCGTTGGTATATGTAATTGTAAATGAAATATATGCTGTAGGAGATGTAGCACTCTTTGGTCTGTATCCTAATTGCTTTGCTAATGCTACTACGTTGTCTCTCAACGTTGCTGAATCAATGAATAACTCATTGACTACCATATTAGTATTAAACGCTGTATAGTAAGTATTATAAGCAAGAGTGTCTATCAGAGTTGCAAGTGCAGACCCTTCAAAATCATAATCAGTAAAATCATTCTGACTCCTCAAATATTCTTTGAGATTAGTTTTGATGTCATCAAAATCTAAATTGGCAACCTGAGTATAAGGCATTATCGTGTACGCTCTAGAAATATATCTAATGCCACTGCTCTGTCTTCTCTACCTAAAATGTAATATTCAAGTAGTACCTCATATCCATTGTTACCAGAATCGGGATAACATTCAAGGTTAGTAATTTGTATTCTAGGTTCGTACCTACTAAGAGTTTCTTTAATTTCCTTTTTAATTAATGCTCCAGAACCATAGTCTAATGGTTCAAACAACAAGTTCTGTAAACCACTTCCCAAGTCTGGTTGGAATGGTCTTTCACCTCTTCTTGTAAGTAAGAGTCCTTTTATTGATTGTGCAACAGCAGACTTATCCTTCACAGTTACTAAATCGTCAGTAACTGGATGTTTTTTGAATGTAATACTCAAATCTTTGAAGGTTGAGACTTCTGGCATTTAAAGACAGCATGGGCTGCTTTTATTTATCCACCTTTTCTGAACTTAGTGCACTCGTCAAGGAATTCCTTCTTTCTCTTCATCTCAAACA